ACCGCCAGCCGCGCCCTCGCCAAGCACAACGTACGCCTCAACAGCAGTCCTCTCGAGCTTACTTTGCATGGCAACAGGAGAGAGCGAATATGCTGTGACGTTCCCGAAGTTCCCGGCCTTGCCAAGAAGGTCAATGTTTAGCTTCGCCCCGTTGATGAGCTGGATGCCCGTCTTGGCGAAAATAATAAGACCCTTGCTATTAGTGCTAGGCTTTAGAGATGCAGACGCACCATCTATAACTAATGTGTCACACATAACAACGCTAGCACCAGTTGTTCCGTCCGGAGCTACAGTTGCAGCCCCAGTCACAGTTATAACTCCTGCCGTAGGATTCAACACGCTTCCACCCTGGATTATATTACCAGAGTAAGAACCGTCTCCATATAGGGTTCCTTGTGATGCCCAAAAAAAGTAATGGCCATTCATATTATACCGCCAACTTGCTTCCGATAAACTGCATATATGTTCCATTAGATCTAAAACAATGCATATCGGTAACTCCGTTAGCCGGAGCAGCAATAGCACAAGCTGCGCCATCGACATGCCAATTGGTGTTCCACGCCAAAGCTTTCCCAGTAGTTCCTGTGATCTGAATCACCACGTACTTGCCAGCAGCCTGATTACTAGCAGAGCCAACAGTAGTAGTAGTTTCAGAAAGTGTGATAGTGCACTCTTCATGCAAATCACAATCAATAGAGAGAGCTCCTCCGGCAGCCGCAGTAATAGCCACGGGAGTGAACCTGTGAGAACGCGTGCGAGCAGTAACCACATCGGATTTCATAGTGTCCGCGTCGTACGCCTGCACGTCTGTTCCAATAGCAAGGCCGAGTGTAGCTCTTTGCTCGGTAGCGTTAGCATCATCAAGAATAGCGCGACCAGCAGTAGTGAAATTAGTCGTGCTAAACGCGTCGGCGCCGGTGGCGTACATGAGCTTATCCGCAGCAACGGTTACACCAGCCATGGCAGTTAATGTGGCGTCTAGAGGCTGTGTAGCCGAAGTCTGGGCATACCCAGTCATTGTGCCAGCAGTGAATCTGTTAGCAACTATGGCTCCAGCACTAAACGCCCGAGCTACGGTGCTTTCCTGAGCGCGTGTAACTGTCAGTGTGTCTGACGTCCGCGCCGTGCACAGCATAATTTCATAAGCACCCGTGCTGTCCTGCACAGTAACCATAAATGTGTCACCACCAGTAACAACAGGAAACTTAGCACCCTCTCCGGTAGTAACAACAAGAGACGTTACAGAATCGTTGATGCCAGTAGCAAGTTTAGAACTGGCGTTATTTGCAAAAAGTAATGCCATTATATGTTACTCCCAAAAAGAACGAGGCTGGACAGTCTTGCCCTGCTTCGCAAAAGATTTCATTGTGCGACTCTTAGCTCTGGAAATTCCTTCCTTGAACTTAGCCCGATGCATAGACACAACTTGGGGGTCAGCCCAAACTTTACCAACCATAGAATGAAGCCGCATGAGAGCTCCAGAAGCTATAGTTTCTGACCAATTGTCAAACAACCAGTCCGGAAGTGTTGTAGCAGTCATAGTGGGGCGCAGTGCAGCTTCCGCGTACAAACCATCAGTTATATTTTCGGAAGGAGTTGGAACAAGGATCATCGTGTTGTCAAAATCCATGTAGTACAACTGGGGCTGTTTACTAGTAGCATCTCTCCACAAATATTGTAAATTGTCTAAATCTTCTTCATTTGTGGGATTAACCTGGAGTCCATTAACTTCTACATAAGTTGGTCGGCTGATCATGGCGTCTGCGACTCCAGTAGGAAAAGTAAACGTGTATGTATCAGTGCCAGCCACAATATTCTGTTCTGGAAATGCGTACTTCCACATATTGGTGCGCTCACAAAATTCAATAGCCGCACTTCTGATAGCATTATTGATCAGATTAACCGGACAACCTTGCACAGACGGAGCAATATGAATATAAAAGTCGCGTAATGTTGACATATCTTATTTACCCCCGGTTGTTGTCTGTGCTACTACCGTATCACCAGGAGTAGGAATACTAATCGCCCCAGCTTTAAGTTCAAGACCTAATGCAGTGTAAAAATCTGTCTTGTATTTCTCGGCAACATCTTTATCGTACTTAGACGAACTGTCAGTGCTGTACAGTAAGTATAGCATGTACGAACAGATCGGGCCTTTAAATACTTCATCACAAGGAACAGTCTGTGTAATGGCGGAAGCCCACTCCAGTGAAGAAAATGGAGGAAACGCGTAGCTGTACGACATTTCGATAAAGATAGGTGTCGTCGATCCAGAAGCAGGAGAAATCCAATAGGTACGAGGTACTTTGCCGTCATAAGCAAATTCATCAATATACAAAGGCTGCACCGGATCGGGTGCGTGCCAATTAGAAAAATAGTCTAAGTCCTTACGATTAACTTGCCAAACAGGAGGTCCGTCTGTGACCCCATCCTGACCCCTATTTCTGTAAATGTCCAGAATAACAAGTGCGTCTTCCGGAAAAGTCTGCCGAGTACCCGGATCTAATTGGACAGTGGTAGTTCTAACTCTAACATCAGGACGAGACATGACTAATTGATTAAGAGCATCGTCCAAGAACTGAAGATACATTATCTGACTGACTCTAGAAAAGTCTGCGTCATTGTAAAGTGTAGAAACTCTGTCCATAATATCTTGAACAGTCATGTGTACCTCTTAATCAACTTATTATATGAGTCCTAACTTTTTAAGATCGCCATATGTAATAATCCGTTCATCTTCTGTTGCACGCCCCGCCATTCTATCGTGGATATCAAATAGGCGGTTGTAGAACTGGGATAATTCCAGGTCTGCTGTTTTAGGTCTGAAGACCAAATCAACGTAAGTGAGTTTACCCAGTTCTACGGCTGCCATATATGTTAACCCTTAGCTTCTTCGTATCCAAGAAATGTGTACGGGACTGCGCGGATAACCTTCTCAACATAGTTAGTAGAACCAGTAGCCTGATTGAAGTCGGTCATGTCGTAGTTGGTAACCACAGCAGAATCAATGCATGTGCGCATCATAGGCTCAGGAATAGACACTTCAACTTCATATGGGGCCTGAAAAGCAATTCCATTGAGGGACATAAAAACGTACGGAGCTTCAGCTTCCTTGCCAGTTCTATGAAAGATAACTCGCATCCTACGGTATGCCGACAGCGGAGTACTTTCTTTAGCGCGCTTAGTAAGAGATTTAATAGCAGCATTACGAATGAGGTGGCCGTCGTCCATAGGAATGTCTAGATTGCGGTCAAGCAACTCATTCATCAACTGCGTGTCGGACATTGTGACAAAGTTCTTCTTAGCAGGAATCTCAGCGGCCTTCACAGAAGGATCATCACTAGCTTTGTCATTAATGTTGTTAAGTTCAGTAGTCATATTGTATTTTACCCTTTGCTACTCTTGTAGCATATCAGTAGTATTAGTAATGAGAGGGGCCAGTTCATACCGTACGGTCTGGTACGTCCCAGCCCCTCTACGTTTGATGTATTAGACGAGGTCGTTGACGGCAACTTCCACACGACACATCCAAGCCTGATTCAGAATCACGGCAGTCTGCATCGCCTTCCAACCAACGTAGCCGCGCTGACCCAGCGGATCAGACTTAGAAGCAACGCCGGGGTTCAGGACAGTGGGAGTGATAGAAGTCTTGCCCTTCAGCGGAACGATGCCATAAGCATCCTTCGCGAAGATCAGGATCGGGTACACGTCAGCCTTGCCACCGGTAGCGAGCATGGTGCTTGTGGAGCCACCAGCGCCCTGCCAAGGGGTAACAACGTTCGACAGAATGAAACGAACACCTTCGACCGCGCCAATCTCACCCTCGAACGGGGCAGTGCTGCCGTAGTTCTTGACGTCTGTGAAGCTGGTACCCAGGGCGCGGAGGGAGGCCTCCACGTCACTGTGGCAGACAGCGACGAACGCCGGGGACACAGCCTGCGTACCGTAAGACGGGGTGGACTTAACAATCTGAGTAATGGGACGGCAGTTCTGAGCCTTCAACGAACGGGTAACGCGGCGGAGCAGATCCACGGAAATCTCCGTGTTTACGTCCGTGCGATCGGTGCCATTGCCGAGGAACACGTTAGTGCCAGCAACCAGGATGCCAAAACGCATCTTCTCAAGCATCAGAGCAGCCTGCTCGCCCAGGACTTCAACAGCCTGATCGAGAACGGGGTCTTCGTTAGTGTCATTCACCACGTCGGAGATGATCACCAGATCGCCGTACTGCTTCAGGGTCGCAGTCACGTCGGTCACGGAGAGCTGCTTGGCAGTAGGCGTAACGCCCTCAGTCAGCTCGTTAGGGGTAGCATCGAGAGCCTCGAAGCGGCGGAACTTAGCAACTGTCGTGGAATTCATCGGCAGCGGGTAAGCCTGACCAAACTTTTCGAACACGAGCAGCGGAAGCGCACGCATCAGCAGTTTGGCAACCGCGTAAGCCTGGGTGCGGTTAGAGATATTGGAAGTAGTAGTCTGATTCTCAGCCATTGTAAATTCTCCTAAAAACCTTTAGGCCAACGCTAATTCATACCGAGATCTTTTAAAGCCTGCTCCCAACCGGAATCGAAATCATCTTTCTTTGACCGAGTTGCCTCAGTGCGCGGATCGGCTGACCTACCGGGGCGTACAGCTAAACCTGCCTTAACAGCTTCAACCATACCCGGGGACGTACTTCTATTAGCACCTGTATCTTCTTGTGTTGGCTTGTCAGTATTTTGATTATTATTTTTTGTATTAGTAACCTTATACTGGTCAAGCAGTGCCACAACTTCGTCAGCAGTACCACTATTTGCGACATAGCGGGCTCCGTGCTGTGCGTAGACTGGCAACGTGTTGATCCAGGCATCCAAACGGCCACTCCGCCTAAGCTGAATCGCGTCTGGATGTTTGGCGATAATGCGACCAAGGTGGGAAGAAACCTTCTGCTGAGACATGTCAGCCGCAATCGGCGAGATACGATCATCAATAGCCTTCTTCACCATGCCGGTTGCGTCCTGAAAACGCTGGTCCAGCAGTTCTTGAACGGCCTCCGCAATCTCAGGAAACTCGGAAGCGAGTTGCTTGAACTTGGAAGGTGTTGTATTATCATCCGGGGCGGCCTGCACTTGTGGCTTGTTGGTTCCCATAGCGGAGATAAACTGCTGCTGTCGCTGCAATTCTTCCTCACGTCTGCGTTCCATTTCAGCCTGCACACGGCCTTCAAACGACTTAAATCGCTGTTCCCACAATTTAGCTTGGGCTACTGCTTCCTCAATAGTGGCGGGGGCATCGGGGTCAGCCTGTCCGTCTTGAGTAAGATCAGTTGCGGCGTCATTAGTAGAACCATCAGCAACTTCAGTCTCAGTGACTTCGGTTTGAGTGTCGGTAGCGTTGTCTTCGGTAGAGGTATCTTCAGTGGCCTTGCTTACTTCCGGATCGTTTCCGCCGTTAGTGTACAAGTCGAAGGCATCATCGAAGCTGAGCTCCTTAGTCTGATCATCAAGTGACATATATTATGTTTCTCCAAACTAGGGGGTTAATTTAGTGTCCTGTCCTAGTTTTCTGGAATAACTGGGGCGTCCGTAAACGGGTTGTCCCCAGCATTAAAAGTTGAAAGAAGATGTTTTAAGCACCGCATCTCACCTCGGAGGGTGACTGCCTCTTCGCCTACTGCCTGAATAAGAAGATTAACTTTCTGATCAAGAAGAAGACGGTAATACTCAGAACAAAGTTTATGTACTTCCGAGTCCTGGTACAGAGAAAGTGCTTTCGCAACCTTGTTACGACGAGATGAACCCCTGTCATTAGGATCACTATGCATTAGGAGGTCCTTGCTGTGCACCCTGAGCCTGCTGAGCAGCCTGCGCCATGGCATTCTGCTGGTCAGCGTACGCTCCGCGCATGGAATCTACCAATTCAACTGGGGAAGTACCGAACTTCCGGGCTGTTTCGGTGATCTTGAGCATGAAGTCGCGCTCCTTCTGCTGGTTTTGCTGCTGCATCTGGTTGTTAGACTGAATCTCCTGTTCGCTAAGAACAAGATTCTTGTCCGTAAGCTCCAGAGAGTCTGCAATACTGCGAAGCATGACGTCGTGACGCACCATGGGCTGGTACACGGGGTTATTTGTGATCTGTGCGAACTGCATAAGCGACTGACTATACACTTCCTTCGCAATCAAGGAAGCCATACCCTCAGCGCGGATGTCGTAGTCGCCCTTAAC